CGATCGGCAGCCTTGTTGATCGCCTGCCGGGCAGCAACGACGATCGCTTCGTCCAAGTTGTCGATGTCCCGCAGATCAGCGAGGCCCTCGACGGCAATCACATAGTCGTTGCTCATGGCTTACAGCGCACTAAGAGCAGAATAAATTGGCTCGGTCGGAATGGTTGTACCGTCTGCGTAGGTGCCCACTGCGTAGGTCGGGCTTGTGAAGTTCATGCCGTAGAAGCTGCGCACCTTAACTGCTGCGCCCGGATCGGCGGCCAGTGTGATAACGATATTGCTGCCAACCACCGCTGTCGAAACTGCCGGCAAGATGGTGGTGAAGTTGTCCGCACTCACTTCGTAGTGGGTCAAGCCAGTGCCAGCAATCGACGCAGCGCCGTTAAGGTCAACCGGCAGCGTGACGACTGCACCAACACGCGACGCGCCTGTAATTAGCGGGCCACGGCCATCGTAGCCGCCATAACCAAGTGCCTTACGCATAGACAAGCCAGCGCGGCGGCCGTTCTCGACATAGGCGTCGGATACATAATGCAGGGTGTCGGCCATTGTCGCGTCAAATAGACCGGTTGCGACATGAACATTCGGCTTGTCCGTCAGTTCAAATAGGCACTGGCGGGCGGCAGACCAGTTTGCAGCGCCAAATACTGACCCTGAAACGTGAGTGCCCGAGTTTTTGCCGATAACGCAAATGCCCACGCTTGGTGTTGGCGAGATGCTCACCTCTTCGAGCAGCCCGAGCAAGGTGTCAAAATTAGCACGGTAGGCTGCGACGTTAAATGCAACCGCTTGCGCGGATTCCGCCTCTCCTTGCGTCCACAGGGTCGAGTAGCTAAAGCCAGTAATACCCGCCGTGTCGAAGACCGCTTTTGTTCCGGCCCACTCAGTAGTGACAAGGCTGGAAATTGTGCGAGAACTGACGCCCGCTATGCAAATGCCGACAGGTACTCCAAGCGCCTCCGACAACTGTAGCGCCCACAACTGTGAGCGTTCAAGCGTGGTGGCGGCACCCCCTTTCCACTTGCTTTCGGCGGACAGCGACCATGTGTAGGTATTGCCGTTGACTGGGTAAACCGTAGATCCGGGGATACCTCGGTAGTGAGAGTTGCTCTGCCCGTAGCTTGTTGCGCCCAACCCAACCGCTGTAATCGTTGATGGGGCTTTAACGTCAGTGTCGTTTGCGGCCCGAACCTTAACCCTAACTTTCGGGTTTACGGCGTTGTCGCACATAGGGACAAAGACAGAAGCGAGCCAAGAACCTGATGCGATTACCGGGGCCGCGCACCGGGACCAGTCTTTAACTACCGCTCCCGTCGCCGCGTTGACCACTTGATAGTCAAGCGCCTGCACATCACCAGTGTAAGACCCAGTAAGCGGCACCTCGCGGCCACTCAGAAGTTCCCCCGGCCAGAAAATAGGCGTATCAACGATAGCCACTGACCCCGCCAGCTGGGCGACGTACACGTCATCATAAGTAGCGCCTTGCCCGGTGCCAAAGCCGCAAATACTACCCTTAACGAAAGCTGTCCCCGCGTCAATGTTAACTCCGGCGGAGGGCGTTATCCGCAACCCGTTTACGAACAGATGCACGGCCCGGTCCACTATTTGCAACTCAAGCTCATCGCCAACAAGCAGGGCGCGCCCGAGCTGGCTTGTACTTGGGGCTTGGGTCAGCAGCGTTGTGAGCGTGCCGCCGACATTACGAGCGATGATAAAGCTTTGCATCACTCCGGCAGCATTTGCGCACCGTAAATAGATCGAGTTATTTTCGGCCGTCGCCCCGACGACAATGTTTAGCAGGCCACCAGACCCCGGAAGCGCAACCAGCTTGCATTTGACCGTGTGGTTATCCGACCCAGTATCTCGACCAACGACGAACGTGCCCGGCTGAACCGCAGAGTCAGTGCCACTGATTCGCTGTATAGCGTTCGTCTGCACTTGCCATAGGTCGCGTGCTGCCGCCACTGAGCCAACCGAGTTATACGCCGCCCACCCCGGCAAATCGCGCAGTTTTGTTGCGTTGGTGATGGCGTTGAAGTCATTAAAATAGAAGGCCTTCGGTGGATATACCGGCGCGCTTGACCCTCCTCCAGCAGAAACCTGAGTGATTGCACGCGACAGGGGCTTAGCTAGCGGACGGCAGAGCTGGCGACCCATCATAATCAAACCCTCGGGACAGCAGACACGCTGATCGAGTCGCCGTTACGCACCACTACGGTGGCCCGATAGATAGTCCCCGAGGTGAAGTCCAAGATTTGCCCACCGGGTTGATCGAACCAAGCCACAGGAGTCCATGGTAAACCGTCAGGGCTGGTCTCGATGACCACACTGCCACCGTTGAAAATGCCGCCAGCAGTGATTGTCACTGCGCCGGTTGCCGTCTGGTTGGCAGAACTGCCCGAGGTGGTCTGGTTGGTGAGGATTGCGGTCATACGATAGCTCCTGGGGCAGGGAGGCCCATATAGGGCAGCAGAGGGTCCCAGCCGTAGCCAGTGGCTTGACCGGGGGTGATGCGCACCACTTCTGCCGCGATCGTGATGTCGTTGGCAGGAAGCGTGTTGTCGACGAACCAGGCACCCAAATCCTTGGTGACCACGATGCCGTTTCGCACCGGGACAATCTGGGAGCCCAGGAAAATAATTTGGGGTGTCATCTCTTGTCGGTCGGCAAAGCCGCCGCGCAGAAGCTCGCCTACCTGACTGAAGTCGAGGTGCAGGCGTACCGTGATACCAACGGGTGAGGCGATGGGGTCCGTGAGATAAAGCGCAGGCTCAGCCAGCCGCTGGTGCAGCTGGGAGCGAGCTTTACGCTTCACCTCACGGAAGGTGGCCATCAGATGATCGAGTCTTCAGCGGCTTCCAGGGCAGCGATAATCACGGCCTTGGTCGCTTCGGGATCAACGGCAACCTTGCGGTCTTCAGCCAGGGCCAACAGCTGGGCCTTGTTCAGCTTGGACAGAACGACTTCTTCGCCCTGCACGGAAACGGGAGCGTCGTCGGACTTGGCGGCGCCAGCCTCGAGAAGCAGGGCTGCCACTTCATCGGACACCGAGAAGGCTTTGCCCGGGGCAACTGCCACCGACTTGCCGTTCTCGTCGTCACAGACAACTTCGTGAATCGCAATCAGATGTTTCATGCTCAACTCCTGGTGGAAAGCGAAGCGGCCCGGAGGCCGCCTGCTTCGTCACTGTTAGGCTGCGTTCAGCACCTTGGCCGACAGCGTGTTGTTGGGGTTGACCGGAACGGTCAGCGGCGCGGACTGCGACATCACGAAAGTGGCCGACGGGTCTTGGTTGCTCCACATTTTCGGGAATACCGGAAGTGCGCGGAAACCAGCCGATTCGTCCAAGATCGCACCGAAGCAGCGAACACCCATGATGTTCGGGCCGCTAAGTACGATGGTGTCCGGGTCCAAGAACGGAACGGCAGTACCGTCAGCCAACTCGTAGAAGTCGCTGTTGACCCACAGTTCCAAGTTCGGACCGAGCTTGCCGATGTACTCGACATACTCGCCAGCGCGCAGGCCGGTGTTCAGGTCAGCACTGGTGCCGCGCACCTGAGTGTCCAGCTGCTTGAGAACAGAGTCGTTCTTCAGCATCACGCCGATCACGTTCGCACCAACGGTGAGACGGTTGACCGGACCACCGAACGGAGCACGACGCACGCGGTCGATGTAGACCTGCAGGTCATCCATGATGTTCACACCGGCTTGGTTCCAGCGCGCAGCGCCAGTCAGGTTGACGGTGTGGTTGGCAGCACGGCCGAAGTCGACGATGCGAGTCGGGTAGTCTGGACCTTCCAAGGTCAGCTTGCCGGTGATGAACGCCTGAGAGGCCATCCACTCTTCACGACGGTCAATGGTCTCGCGGTGAACACGCAGGATGTCACCGATGATCGCGTTGAAGCGGGCGCCGGGGGACATGGTGTTCGGAGCGAACATATTCTCGCCCGGACGACGCTTGATCGCACGACCCGGACTGATCGGGTCCTTCGGCTTGAGGTAAGCCGCTTTCATGCGAGTGGTGGTGCTGGCTTCGGCGTAAACCGGACGACCCTGAACAGTCGGGATTACCAGCGGGGCCAACTTGCGACCTTCGCGGATTTTCTCGAAGTCGATGTACTCGTCCTCGAAAGTCATCACGCTCTGGAAACCGAGCGATCGGAAGTAAGTGCTAACTGCCGGCACTTCTTTGTACAGCCCCAGCAGAGTGCTGGTGTCGTACTGATTGATGGTGATGGTCATATTTGACAGCTCCCTAAATTAGGCGACGTTGTACGGCAGCTTGACGAAAATCTGGGTGCCGGCAGCTGCTGCAAAAGCAGAGAAGCGCTCGGAATCCAGGTCGTAACTGGCAGGCCAGTTCAGCGCACGGATGTTGAAGGAACCAGCCTTGTAGACCGGGACGGACGAGGTGGAAGCCACGCCTGCCGGGGTAGCGGCAACGGTGATGGCGTTCGGGGCAGTGGTGCCGTGAACAGCCAAGCTGATCGCACGAGTGGCCGGATCAACGAAGACCGGAGTCCACGCCGGGATGCCAGCGACGTTCAGTGAGCCGCCGATGATACCGTAATCGGTGACGATCGCAGGAGTGTCGCCAGACATCAGCTCGACTTGCGAGAAGCTGTCGGTGTTGAGTTCGGCCAAGCCGTACTCTGAGTAAGGAATGTTCGCCATGCTTATTTGCTCCCGAAGCCAGTAGCGGCTTGATAGTCAGCGATCAGCTGGTCGCCGGCGGACAACTGGGTAGTTGTGTCGCCACCTTCAGCGTTGAGTTCAGGGTTGTTGTTCTCCATCGCGGCGCGGAAATCTGCACCCTGAGCTGCGGGAGCTTCTTGGACCTGCTCTTTCGCTTGCTTTGGCGAGTTGGCAAGAATGCCCTTCGCCGCGTCAACCGAGAGTTCAGTGTTCATCGAAAGGTGGATAGCGAGGTCACTGCGGTCAGCAGCTTCTTCGCAGCCTTGGATACCCTGGATGCGTTCACGCTCGGCCAGAGCACCTTCTTTCCGGCCCTCGGCGCGAGCCGCATCCAGACCAGCCTGGGCGGCCTCGGGGGTCTGGGTTGCTTCGCTCATCGTTTCTTCTCCTGCGGTTGGTGACAGACCGCCGGAGAAGGCGGCCAGTGCTTCATCGAAAGACCGGACTTCGTGAGCGAACCCCAGAGCGACCGCTTCATCTGCACTATACGTCAGCGCTTCAGTATCTCGGACAATCTGCTCGTCGATCCCTAAGTTACGGGCCGTCGTTGATGTGAAAATATCGTACAGGCCGTCGATGCGTACTTGCATCCTGTTTTTGACGGCTTCGGGTAATGCTTGATAACCGTTACCGTCGACTTTGTGGTCGCCGGCGAATACGAAGGTCATCTCGTAGCCGGCCTTTTCGATCGCGCCGCTAGCGTTCATGTGCGAGGTGACCACGCCGACACTGCCCACGCCGGCAGTCCGGGTCATGGTGATCTTGTCGGCAACCGACGCCCATGCGTATGCTGCCGAGTATGCGTATTCGTTGACGAATGCTTGGATTGGCTTGTCGCCGCGCATCGCAAACACACGGTCTACAGCGTCGAAGCAGCCTGCAACTTCACCGCCACCCGACGACAGCACCATTGCGATCCGTTGGACGTTAAGGTCGGTCATGCCGCGCTCGAACGCCTTCTGGATGTAAACGTAACCAGTGGCGTAGTCGTAGAGCTGGTAGCCGAAGTCGTGCAGCAGCACACCCTTGATTGGGATCAGTAGAGTGCCGTTGCTGACGATGTACGGGCGGTAGCGCGCCATCCAGCTATCGGACTGAGGCCAGTAGTCGTCCTGCATCATCGCAGGCTGAGTAGCCTCCATCGCGGCGACGTTAGCCATTTCCGCGTTGACCGAGGCAAGACAGCTGCTCAACCACTCAGCTTTCTCGAGACCCATCATCACGGGGGCATTGGCAAAACGAGCAGCCAACAGGTTACTCATCGGTGGTTTCCTCTTTATCGGCGCTGCGTGGTTTGTCGCCGGTGCCGCTTGGAGTGCCACTGGCCGCGTTCATCATGTTCTGGCTGCTCTTGTCGGCGCCGAACTCCAGACCCTCGGACTCCGCGAGTTTCTTCTCACGGGCCAACTGACGGAAGACGACGCGCCAATCCTTGCCGAGGCGGGCCAATTCGCCCTCCCGGGTGGACAGACCGTTGTTGACGCGCAGCACGGCCGCCTGGGTTTCCTTCAGCTCGTCGATCTGACCCATGCTGGCGCCGATCCAATCACAGGCGCTGTAGGCTTCCTGATTCAGACCGTCGTACCAGTTGGGGGACTTCTTCGGCATCGAGGTGATCTGGCCGGCGTTCAACGCCTCTTCCAGCCACAGGCGGTAGAAGGTGGTGGCGAAACGATCGGCCACCTGACGCTTCTGCACGCGCATCCGGCGATCGGTATCTGCCAGTGCAGCCCGGAGGTTGCTGTAGTTGGCCTTGCTGTAATCCTTGCTCAGCTGCTCGTAGCTCACGCCGAGGGTTGCCGCGATGTAACGCAGCATGGACGCCTCGAAATCGGAACCCACGCCGCCGGGAGTGCCGGCGTTCTGCAGCTTCATCTTGGTGCCCGGGTAGAAGACCGGAATCTTCACGCCGTCGATTTGGAAGTTGCGAGCGCTGCCGGTGTACTTGGCCACCTCACCCAAGTAGGAGGTGCCGTACTTGGCCACAGCGTTGAAGTCGCCGCCGCCGGCCTGAGCTAGGGCAACGTCAGCGGGCATGTCAGATTCGATGCTGGCCGCGTAGGTCGCGTTGAGCACAGCCGACTGCAACACCACGTCGCGGAACTTCTTGGTCATCCGCATTTCTTTGAGCGCGGAGACCATTGCCGAGATGCCGCGGGTCTGGTCGGGACGGAGCTGGTCGATGATGTGGATCATCTGTGGACGATCCCAACCCGCGTTGCCGGTGACCTGACCCCGGGTGGCCGGCACATACTTCCAAGTGTAGCCTTCCGGGTCGTTGAAATCGTGCGGGTGCGCCTGACGAATCCAGTAGCCCTGAGGTGCGCCGAAGCGATCGCGGACCACACCGCCACGCAGCAGGGGCGTGTCCATCTCACCGTTCGGGTTGCTCAGGCGATCGAGGTCAATCAACTGCATCGCCGTGGAGAACGGGCGGTAGCCGTTGCGCATCCATTCGACCGAGGCCAACACTTCGCCGGCCATCGCGTGCACACCGACAGCCAGACGCACCAGCCCGGTCAGCGTGCTCTTGCGAGAGGCGTCGGGGAAGTTGCGGATCGACTCGGCGTACAGGGTGAACTTGGCTTCGACCTCTTCCTGAAACTCTTCAGCCCAGACTTCATCGAGACCCAACACCTTCCAGTTCGGCTTGGCGTTCAGCAAGAACATCTCGCCGACGATGTTGTCCTTCTGGATTTGGGCGCCGTTCTGCACATAGGCATCGTTGCGCAGGGTGTCCCGCACACGAGCGTCCATGATGGTTTTGCCCGGCAGCAGGTCCATGTCAGCGGACTGCAGCGGCGGGGACCACATGGCCAGTTCATTGGAGTAACGGTCGGCAGCCTGATAGGCGCCGCCCATAGCCAATTCTTTGTGCGGCACGGCGCCTATCAGTGGGTCAACGTAAGGCTCTTGGATAACTTCCATCAGAACCAGGCCCTCCCGGGCGACATGGAACCGGGCGTGATCAGGCCGAGCTGTTGCTTCAGGCCAGCGATGTAGCCCAGCAAACGGGCGGCGTTAGCCGGCGTAAAACGAATTAACTCGCCGTTGCTGTCGCGCAGCTCAGCGGCAGACTGACCCGTCATCAGGTCGTGGTAAGCCTGCTCGGCTTCGGCAAGACGGGTTGCGAGGTCAGCCATGTCGGCGGTTCCAGAATGAAATCAGAGAAATTCCGATGAATCGTATATCAACCGAAAGCGGCATATCAAACTGAAAGTTGAAACTCAGGTTAAAGCCTGAGCCAATTCTTCCAATGTCATCTCTTTCACCTTGGGTCCAGCGTTGGGATTACTTTTCAACGTGGGGTTGAATACAAGATCATTATCGTCCCACTCGGCCGCCCAACCCGGGCAATCTTCCCAGTCCATGTGCTCGATCTTGATCGGTCGGTGCAGCGAGATGGCGATCGCGTAGACCAGCAAGTCCCAAGCCTCGTTCCTTGGGCTGATCTTGTCCCAGCCATCGCTCGTCCTGACCTCTGCCACCATCTCCTGCCAGAACTCATCGGGCAGCCAGTTGGGGAAGTTGATCTTGCCGTGTCCTGGGGTTCTGCGATCCAAAAGGCTGTTGAGCTGATCCTTCAGGGCCGTGGTGTTGATCATCAGCACCGGGATTTCACCGCGGGCGCCAGCCGTCCGGTCACGACGTTCGCTGTCGGGGTAGTTTAGCTGCACCCGCGGAGCCGACTTGTTGCTCGAACCCTTCAGCAGGCGGAAGCGGTTGTGTAGCCCGGTTGGGAATTTGGTGCCGTCCGAGTCGCGCAGCGCACGCCAGAACTCGTAGGCTACCTTGGTCGTCGAGCTGTCGTTCTTCTTGTCTGCAGCACCACCTGAGTCGCAGCCCGCCATCCTGATCGGCATGTGCCGGCCGGAGCCGTCGCCCAGCGGATAGGACTTCAGGATCACATGTTCGATCAGCAGGTGCCAATCCTCGAGATAGGTGGCGGGCTTCACGCGCTCGCGCTCACCGTCTTCATCCAGCCGGGCAGACTTCTTGATTGCGAAGCGGTCGACGACCGTCATGTCGCCACCGACCCCAACGCCGACGATCTGGACCTCGAAGCGGCCCGCCTGCACGTCGATCAGGGCCAGCAGGAAACGCACGCCCAGCGGCACCACGCGGATGCCGAGATCGCTGGCCAAGGACTTCACGTCCTCCCAGTTGCGACCCTCGTCCATCCCACGAGGCTTGAACGGCAGACCTTGGTCGGTGTTGACGGTGGTCTTCAGCGACTCTTGACTACCTGTGCGTTCATATTCTTCGTCAGCCTTGAGGTACTTCAGCACCAAGTCGCGCCAGTTGGTGAACGAGGCCGCCGGCCCCTTCAGCCAGAAGCTGGCCTGGTCGGAACGGTAGGGGGTGCCTTCGATGACGCCCCGGTTGTTGGCTTCGAGTGCTTGGCGAGGCGTCCAAATCTGACCGTCGCGCACCCAGTTGGCGTTACCCAAGTCGATCTGGTTCAGCTCATTCTTGCCGGGTACACCGTGCTCGCCGTCGTGCCAGATGATGCCGCCGCAGTGTGGGCAGGCCATCACAGCAGCCTCGGCCGCCTCAACGTGATCCGCGCTGTCCGGGTATTGCAGCAGGTTGAAGTCGGGCTCGAACGGGGTCACGCAATGCGGGCAGCGCCAGTACCAGCGCCGGCGGTCGCCACGGTTGTAGAGCGCCAAGATGCCGCGAGTGGGTGGCGCTTCGTGCTTCGTCCGGGCAACCCACTTCGGGTCCTCGAT